TTGTTGACTACTTTAGGGTTGAAGGATGCTTTAGCTAAGAACACAGGAGTAGCTAGGACTGCCGCTAAACCTGCACCCGCCGTGAAGACACTACCTGTCAAAGCACCCGCAGTCGGTAGTACTACCTGCATGACTTTCCCTGCCCCACTATATTCCTTACTACGTAAGAACAGAGTACCTAAATTACCGTCAGGCTTGAAACTAGCTTCGGACATTACGTTCATTAACTGTTTAACTCTAGGATAATCCTTACCTGTTATAACTTTCAACATATCAGCGTTAGCAGGCTTGTTAAACTTTTCAGCTAAGTTAGCGTATTCTTGAATCTTAAAATCAGGTGAACTTGCATCAGGAAATATATTTTTTAAGTAACCTTGCTTTATTATTTGCTTTGCTTCCTCGGCTGAACCATAAGGTATCTCAACAGGTAGCGCATCCCTTTTGCCTATTTGCTTGTAGGCTTCGTCGATACTTTTCATAAACTCATTAACTTTACTAGCGTTAGTCTGAGTTGTTAGCATTCTACCTAGTGCATCGTAGTCGCTGTTGCCTGCTCTCTTTATAACATTTGTTGTTATTTGCGGCAGTAGATTATCCCTAGCTTTCTTATATTCAGTCTTTAACCTAGCATACTGACTAGCGGCTTCAGTGTCTGCTTGTTTAATTGTCGCTAAATAAGAATCTTTTAGCAAATCAATCACATCGCCAAGCTCTTTCTGAGCCGTCGAGTTGTACATACCAGAATTAACGTCACCAAACTTACGAATCTCAGCAGACAACATCCTATCCATTTCAATTACGTCTGAAGCTTTCATGTTAGGAAGTTTTAATATACCTGACATTTTTTCATTAATAAACTTCACAGTGTCCTTATCTAACGTACTTGTTTTTTTACGCACCTTACGCTGTGTTGCTTGTTTCCCTGCAAAGGGAGAACCGGAAGGTATTACGTCTTCTACGCCTATAGATGTTATTTTATTGGCGTTTAAGTAAGCGTTGAGTTTCTTTTTAATTGGAGCAACATTTACAACTTTATTTTTAAGTCCTTCCTGTATTGCTGTTAAACCATCTCCGTAGGAATCGCTCAAAGCCAGCCTACCTGCGTTAATAGTGTCGTACATCGCCTCGCCCATTTCACGAGGAGAAGCGTCACCACGCATGGGTACTCTTTCAACTATTTCATTCAGAGTTTCCTGTACGGCTCTGTCCGTCTCAGCAACTTTACTTAGATAAGTAGCTTCACTTAACAAACCTGCCTGACCTATCTTCTCACTAAAGGTTTCTAAAGCACTCGCCTGTCCTGTTTGTGAACGAGACAAGGTAGCTCCTTTCTCTTGTAATAGACGCTGTGAAGCCTGTAGAGATTCGGGTGTCCCTGCTTCCATTCCTTCTCTAGCCTGCTTTAGAATCATCTCAGCAGTTTCATCAGGAGTGTGTCCTAATGCTTTTTTACCTAAAGTATAACTACCTTTAATTAAACGTACCGCACCTAAAGTCGCTACGTCCAGACCTGCGCTAATCAAAGCCTTCTCTACTGCTTCCTGATACTGTAGGTCTTCTCCTGTTAAAGCGTCAGAAGCCAAGGAACCGCCGAATGTACCTGCGGCTCCCCCAGCAACAGCCGATGCTCCAATCAGCCAAGGATTAAGAGTAGGGGCGGCTAGTTTAGCACCTGCCACAGCGCCTGCAATACCCGCAGGGATGTCCACATTCTCCTTCAGGAACTCCCCCATTGCAAAAGGCTCTCCTGTAGCGCCTACACCTCTACGTCGAGGGTCTGGTGTAGGAGCAGGGGGAGGAGGAGCAATAAAGTCTTCATCCGTTGCCAGATTGTTGCGTAGTAGTATTTCCTTTAAACGAGTTTGTGTCATCCCTTCTGGGATTTCCTTTACTGTAATAACCCTACCGCCCGGCAATCTTAGTTCTTGTGACATGTTGTTTAAACTCCTATTAGTCTTCTGGCAAAGAGGAAAGGTCAATTACTTGGGTTTCGTCTACATCCGAAGTTTCAGGAAACATCTGTTTAACAGCCATGTTATATTCTTCATAGTTGTCTGCCTTCTGATACATCCTTGCTTTAACAAGACCGTCCTCGAGTTCTTGCTTAAGTCTTTTAAGGATTCCTTTGTTAGCTACGTTACCCTTACGCAGATTCGCGTAAATCGCTACGATTGATTCTCGTTCGCCTTCAGAAATAACACCACCAAATAAAGGCTTAAGAGATTTAAACATTTCCTGACCTAAAATTATTTCTAATTCGGCTTTAGACGCGCCTTTAGTTCCAAAAAAGTTTTCCAAACCTGTACCTATTAAAGTAATAGGGCCACCAGTAGTTACTGAATCCAACAATGCAGTAGCCCGGTCTAAATTCGCTTTGGAAGCATTTAACGTAGGTATACTATCCGTTGCTGCTACTTTAAGTTCTTGGAATTTTGACTCTTGTGTACTTAATCCTTTCTTTTCAATTTCTCTTCTGGTTTTTTCATCTGCTGTTTCTGCAAACTCGCCACCCGTTATGGTGGTAGCGCCTATAGGTTCCTCGGGAGCGTCCCCTAGAGGAGAATATTTATTTTCTAGTTTACCTGATTTATTGTTTAAAGTAGGCATCATAGTAAAATTATTGCCCTCACTATCTCTCACAGTAAACGTACTTCCTTTTAAAAAAGTAGCATTAGAAGTATCTTGTATAAAATCATCCAAATTTGAAGAGGTTAAAACCCCCTCAGCAGCTAACTTTGTTAATTCTGGATTTTTAAATGTATTAGCTACGTAACTAGAAAAAGCTCTACTTTGCTTACCCAATATACTTGCTTGAGCTTCTTCTGTACGTAAAGCTTTAATCTGAGCCGCTGTTTTAGCAGCACCAGCAAAGTCACCAGTACCTTGTTGTATCTTAGCCAGTTTAGCTAAGTCTTCCGGTTTATTTAAGTCCAAGCCAGCCAGAGCTTGACCCATACGTGCTTGAGCAGAGGGAGCACCACCACGCGCAAGGCTACCTAAGCTACCCTGAAGTCGTTGTGCTTGTTGTTGACCAAACATACCACGGAAACCGGGAGTACCAGCAACAGGCTGTTGTGTTGGAGTAATCTCCGTGAGCATTCTCATTAAATCTTTAGCCATTGTTATTCTCCTTAGTCAAACAAGCCGCCAATAAAACCACCGATTCGTTGTCCGATTTCACCACCGAACACGCCTTCTTCCCCGGACGCAATGGACGGGTCTTTCAAAACACCAGCTACTAACTGCTCTTGTAGTGTGGCTTCTCGGCCTAACAAACTATCAAGCAAGGAACGCTGCTGTTGTAGTCTCAACTGATTTGCCATGTCTTCAGCCTGCATACGAGCTTCAATACCACCTAAGCCTAGTTCAGCACCATACTGCGCACCTGTTCTACGTCCAATATCCGCAAAGCCAGCAGGAGTAGCAGCGGCACCAAAGAGTCCCAGAGCCTGCTGTTGTGGCATATAACCAGCACCCAGCAAACCAGTAGCACCTGCAAGTGACTGCTGTTGTTCAGCCAATGCTTGTTGTCTAGCGCCTAAGCTGGCTCTTGACATAGCTTCCTGTCGTGCAGTCTCCATTGCCAGTAACTCAGGTGAAGCACCACCATAAGCAGCTGAAGATAGACCTAAGCGACCTTGAGACAGCATACGCTCTTCCAACGCTAGACGCTGACGTTCCTCTTCAGGACGCTGTGTAGCTCTAATCTGCTCGAAGATAGCTGCTTGTTGTGCCGCAGGGTCTTGCCCTACCTGACCGAACAAACCGGCTGCTTGACCCATTAGCTGCTCTTGTAGAGCCTGTTGCTCAGGAGACAAACCAAGAGTTAAACCACCTTCAGGTGTTGCCGATACGTCAGCCAAAGTACCTGTGACTGTGTACGGTCGAAACTGAGCAGCTTCCCCTACTTGTCCTGCAAGTCCTGTAAGAGCTTCTTGTTGCTCACGACCCAGCTGTTGGACGTCTTGAATGTTCTCACGTCCTAAATAATAATCAGCGGCACCTCTAGTTACGTCTGTAAAAGTACCGCCTAATCCGAATAACCCGTTACTCATTATATTAGTCTCCCTAATAGAGCGTGTATGTCAATTTTTTGAATAGAAAATGCAGCATCATTAATCTCAGATTCAATGCCAATTGTAACTACTTCACCACTTCCTGTAGTATTTACTTTAGGAGTATTAATAAGCGCACTTGCTACAAACTCAGCAATACCATACTCGGCAATGCCATACTCAGGCACTGTAGACGAGGAACTAAAAACTAGAGCTTGTTTACTGTAGTTAGTTGAGTAGTCATATCCCCAATTAAGAATAGCCTCTGTTGATTGTCCGCCAATAATAGTTACATTAAACTTTTTTAAGAACTTTAAATTAGAAGTGTTTTGAAAATCAAGTGGATTACTGAAGTAACGCATCTCGTATTTTTCAGTACCATCTAAATAACCGCTATACTTTACAATACCGTTTTCCTTGCCTATGTATATTGTACCGTCTTCCAAGACAGCAAAAGACAATGGATATAGGCTTGACCAAGTAGTTGCTCTTTGTGACCCATCAGGCAAAGCAGTTCGCATATCGAAACAATATACAGTGTTGCTGTCTGGGAGTGTCAGTACATAGAAGGCTTCCTCAGAACTGTACAAGGACTTGATGGGGTTTGTCTGCAAAGGAATTAAAGACAACAAGTCATTACGTACATTTTTACTGATGTCTCGCATAGGCATGGACTTTTCCTGTATAGTCCTGCCAAAGCTACGTACACCTGTTTCAGACAAGAACAAGATGTCAGTGCCCGTATGTTGTACTGAGTCACGGGCTATACAACCAACACCCTCTACAGTGTCCGTAAGGGTCATTGTGGCGGGACTCTCTGCTCCTGAGTACACTAGTATAGACTTCTTGCCAAAGATGATTAGAAAGCCATTGTGAGCCGATAACGCCACTATCTCATCGTACCCCGTAGGCCATACAGTAGTAACGTCTAGCGAGCCTGACGTACCACCTGTCCAGTGGTGTCCGTTAAGTAGGTCAGACCAGTATACTGTGTGTTTGTTACCAGTAACGTCAGCCGCCCATAGACGACCGTACGCTGCTAAAACTTCATTAGCCTCTGGCGGTGAACCTGTCGTGTGGCTGTGTGCCGAGTGTTCTTCCAATACAAACGAACCACCGTGGTCTGTACCGAGAACATACTCATGGTCTCTTTGGAACAAATACACATGGTCGTTTAAGGTAACAGCTTTCCAGTTATTAGCTGTAGGTGTATAACCTGTGGGAGTAGCGTCCGTTAATGTTGTAGTGCCTGTAAATAATTTATTGTTACCTGCTGATATGACATACTTATCACCAGAACTGTCAATAAATTCGTACACTGTTTCAATACCACGGCTAGTACCTAACACAGAGGAACCGTTGGTAGTAACTTCGTCCCAGCCTTTACGTGCCCCAATACGACCTAGCTTGTCAATAACACAGTTGTCTGCGATAGACGCAAACGAAGGGTCAATCCCAATGGGAGAGTCCTGTGTGTTAATACCAGCAAAGCCCGGAGCAGCTACTGTTATATTCTGTAATTGTTGAGCCATTAGCAAGTCGTCCAAACAGTTTCGGAGGGGAATCTAGCAGCGTCCAGAGCAATAGCGTCGGATAATGTAGAGTCTGCAATAGCAAACAATTCCTGTGCCGACGTACCGCCTGTTTCTCCACGCTCTCTAGCAGCAAGTGCTGTTGCGTATTGAATTACAGGAGCTGAGGGTACGTTAAGTACGTCTTCATTTAATGTAAACGGTGCAGTTCTAGCAACTAAGTTAAAACGTAGATTATAAACATCATCAGGAATAGGATATATGTCAACTATGGCATAACCATTTTCATTAAAACCATTCCACGAATAATAAGCAGGAGAGCTTCTTGCAGGTTCTGAATTTAAAAAAGCATTGTCCATCCAAGAGGAACTAGCTTGACGCATAAACCAGTTAGACGTGTCGTTAAGAACGTCCAAGGTTTTAGTAGCCGTCCCTGTACCAGACAAAGCGTAACTAAAAACATTGGCTTGTGTGTTTACAGTAAAAGTATTACGTAAAGAAGACCAGTCCCAAGAATCCTCTACAATCCGTTTAGCATCGTTTACAAACTCTCCGATAAGATTAGAGTAACTGTTCTGCGATACAGTGCTAACTTCATCTTCGCGAAGTCTACGCAGTACACTGTTTACCAGTTGTAAATATGTCATGTATTAAACCCTTCTTCCTGTTAGTAACCGTTGTGTTGGTTGTAAAAACTGTCCTAGTATATCTGTTTCAGGTTCAGCAACAGTTTGTCTTGTTGTTGGTAATATAGGGGTTGCTTGAAGCATTCCGGGTAAATCCGATATTTCAGTTTTAAACTTAAGCATGTCTTTAAACAAAGTATCTGTAGTACGTGTAGCACTTTTACCAGCAACGCCTTGTTCTCCCGTAGCTCCTTGGATACCTTGCTCACCTTGGATACCTTGCTCACCTGTAGCTCCTGTAGCTCCTGTAGCTCCTTGGATACCTTGCTCACCTGTAGTTCCTGTAGCTCCTTGGATACCTTGTTCACCGTCGATACCGTCAATCCCATCGACTCCATCTATCCCATCGATACCATCTATCCCATCGATACCATCTATCCCATCGACTCCATCTATCCCGTCGATACCATCGATACCGTCGACTCCATCTATCCCATCGACTCCATCTATCCCGTCGATACCATCGATACCGTCGATACCATCGACTCCATCTATCCCGTCGACTCCATCTATCCCATCGATACCGTCAATCCCATCGACTCCATCTATCCCGTCGATACCGTCGACTCCATCAAGACCATCTTTAGGAATAAAATCATCAAAGATTTCTTCAATGACAGACAAATCAGAATCTTCTCCCGGCTCTCCTGTTTCCGTAGCGGGAGGTTGTTCTTCTAAGACATCCTCTATTTCAACAGGTTCTTCTAGCTCACGAGAGCCATACACCTCCTCGTAAGGAGTATTAGAACGCAGTTCGTCAACAAACCTACCGCCCATTTGTATGTATTCGTCTAAAGGAATTTCACCTGCTAAGACACCTTCATATATTTGTCTTAGTACTGTACTTTCTTCATAGTCCTCAACAGGTTGTTCGGGAGTTACTGGCGGCATATCGCCATTAGCAATTTCTTCCATCGCCTCTCGACGAGCTGCTGTTTCCTCTGAAGTTTCTTGAGCCGTTGCTTCAGCTGCTCTACGTGCTGCTTCCGCTACTCGCGCTTCCTCGGCTACTCTAGCTTCCTCGGCTTGTCTTGCTGCTTGAGCTTCTAAGGCTGCTTGAGCTTCTGCTTCTTCTTCTAAAGACGATGCAACATCTCCTACCTCTACTTCAAAAGGAGGTATTTCTTCATCAACTATCTCAAGGTCTACTTCCTGCGGGTATTCCGCTTCCTCAGGAGTAACGCCTGTAATGTCTACTTGCTCAGCTTCTTCTTCATCGCCTATCGCTTCTACAATAGTTTCAATTACATCAACAGGAGTTAGTTCTTCGTCCATGTCTTCAGGTCGGTTTACTTGATTACCTTGCTCATCTAAAATAGTAGGGTCTGACTCATCAAAATAAACTATTAAATCTTCAGTGTCTAACTGGTCAGCCGCGTCATTAATTTTCTTACCCATGTTTAGTAAGTCAACGGCTGTTAAGTTTTCAAGATTAACGTCAGTTCCTAATTCAAAAGTATCTACCATTTGTTGAACAGGAATACCTAAAACTGAAGGCTGTATTTGAATACCCGCTAAGGTCGCATCGTATATTTCCTGAGCTTGTTGTGCTGTAGTTATAGTACCGTTGGCTACACCGGCATCAACAGCAGCCTCTGCGCTAGAAACTGCTTCCGCTTGTGTAACGCCTCCTAGTTCAACTTGCTTTAGACCTTGCATTGCAATAGCTAACCAGTCTTCAGTCTTTAGAGTTTCCCCTGAAAGTCCTCTACCTATTGCTATTAAAGCTTCAGACTGTCCGCCCGTTGCTAAGGCTAGTGTTGTACGGAATACAGGATTAGCTATCATGCCTTCTAAAAAACTACGATTGGGTTTAGGCTCCCAATATGTACTATAGCTTCCTTCCGGCCCTGCTGTAATCCACCGGCCAGCACCTTCTGGCTTATCAGCAAAATGAGCAGAGGTTCCTGTTGTAAGATACAAACGAGTACCGTCTTCCGTTTCCTGATAAACAGGTAAATCGTTTTCTTCTAAATAATTAGAAACTACTGAAGCCGCGGCGTCAGCTCCTATTCTATAAGGACTTTCGCTGTCGTAAAAATCTACGTCCTCTCTTCTGTATCCCATTGTCTTATGGTCACGCATTAAAGCTTCTAAATCTAGCTCGGGAACATCAGTGCCTAACTCATTTTTTAAATTTATATATTCATAAGCTTCCGGGTGGTTTTTCCTGACTCCAGAATTATCTCTACCCGAACGATTCATAAGGACTTCATAAGAGCTAAGATTATTCTTATCTTTTTCAGACAACTGGTCATAAACGCTGTTTAAATCAGATTGTTGTTTTTCTAAAAAAGCATTTTCGTAAGCAGTCTGTGCTTCAGCTAATACTTCTGAAAAAGGTTTAAATTCTAAAGATTCTTGCTGCTGCGTATCGCCTTCTTCTCTATAACCTGAGCCACCGACTATAGGCTGTTCTACAGCAAAGGGGTCAGCTTCCGTATCAAAGGCACTGTCTAAGCTTACAACTTCTTCAGGCTCAGGGGTTTGTGTCGCTTGCCACGCTGCTAAGTCTTCTTGGTAAGTTCTACTTCTCTGACCGCCACGGTAACGACTGGGGTCTGGTTTAGGTAGTGCCATTCTTTACCCCTTTAGTTTTCTCTACGGTACGCATTGCACCTAATCCTAACATACCCATAAGAACTGGCATCATGGTTGACAAGTCTATAAGGGGAATGCTGATTGTAGAATCGGCAAGAGCCAACGCAAAATTTGCCATCGGTATAACCAAGAAATTACTCGCCATTGCAAGACAGCAAGTCCAGCCGACAGCCGGACGCCAACCTGCGACAAATAAGTTTTTATGCCCTGCTTCAGCTTTGTTTACCTCTATCTGTGCCATTGCACTTTCATGTGCATGTTTCTGCGCCATTGTTGCAATTTCATGCGCTATCTTTTGTTTGACGTCAGCGTCAGGTATAAACTTATCCAGTATGCTTGTTACGGGCTGTATTAAAGATGTAAGTATACTCATATTATACACTATTTAGTCTTGTTTGTCAAGTAGTTTTTTACCGTGTACTAACGTTTGTACTGTGTCTGACTCGTATATTCTAATACCCAACCAAACGATTGTGAATATAGAGGCGACTGGGGGTAGCCAAGTGGCTAATGCTAAGATACCTGTAGAGGCTGCGGCTACGTCTATAACTTCTTTTGTTTCTTCAACCATGTTTAAATCCTTTAAAGGCTTACAAAGTAAATAAATGCGTATACTAAAATAGGAATTAACGCGATAGACGTCCCTACTATAATAATAAACTGTTTTAATAGTTTTATGTTTTCACGTTTCCTAGCTGCCGCTACACGCTCTTTTCTTTCTCTTTCCTTACGACACTCTGCTTGGTAGTTTAACCAATCGGAATACATATCAGGACGACCTGCGTATATCATGTAGTCCTTAAGCCAAACCTCTTGCTCTTTAATCTTCTCAAGAGCCATGAATGCGTCTAAGTCTGACTTACCTTTTTCTGCTACACGCTTAGCTATAGCACTCTTGTTGTCAAAGAATTGAGTAGCCGCTGCCGAACAATCGTATAACTCTTTACCGTTGCTTAGTGCGGTTTTGAGAATACCAAAGGCGGCGTTGGCTGCTGCAATCTCTGCTAACATCTTACCAAGGAACGCCTGCTTCCTGAGTTGGGTTTTTCTCAGCGTCAATCTGTGCTGCAATAGACGCTTCAATGCTTGCTACTTGCTCTTCACCTAGAGACTCTTTAGTCCAGCCAATAGCCATCTCTTCAGTGATGTCAGCGTATGGAACGTAGTCAGGTGATGATGGGTCAGGGGCAAAGCCACAAGTGCCGTAGCTGCTGCCAGAGTAAGTTTCTTCGCCTACTACTTCGCTGTCTGATGCTCTCCAGTGAGCAACAATAACTGCGCCGTCTGAGATTTCGTGTTCTAGGGTTGAGATTGTCCAAGTTACTGCCATTGTTTTATTCCTCTAGTGATGCGTTGTATGCAGCAATAACTGCGTCAGTATGTACAGCAGCACAGATAGCCTGTACCTCTGCTGATTCGTTGCTGTAGTCCTGTCCTGCAACTACAACGTGCCTGTGGTAGCCAGAGGATAGCTCTACGCCGTCTTCTAGTACCTTGGTGCAGGTTCTAATCTGTACGCTTTTAAACTCGCCACAAATCTCAATCTTGTCTTCAGATACTACTTTTTCAAGTGCCATTACGCGGCCTCCTTCTTATATGTTTTATTTAAAACCACATTGCTGATTGTGGCAGATGTCGTGTTATACATTTTAGCAATAGCTGTTTGTGTCATGCCACCTTGATAGAGAACTCGCATATTCTCAGCTTCTTCAAACGAAAAGTGCCTGCTTTTTAATCCTTGTTGCCTAGCAACCTCTCGTTGTTTTTCTGATGGATTACGAAGGCCAGTAGCGAAAGCGTGTTTATGGTTTTCAGAGTGATTGCACCACTCAAGGTTTGCCACTCGATTATCTAACTTGTCACCGTTAATGTGGTTAACACAATCTTTGCTTTCGTGCTTATTACAAAACGCTAATGCGACCAAACGGTGAATTGATTGTGTTTTATTGTGAAGTCTTACTGACAGGTATCCGCTTCCCGTTACGGCTGGTTTTAACCACCTGTTAGTCTTGTAACTCCACACGCGTCCATCCTTGCTAACTGCGTATGATTCATCGATGTTTTTAAGTTCTTCCATTGTTTTATTCCTGTCTGTGCCTAGAATCCACTAGGCGTATGGTTGTTAAACTTGATAAGTGACTGTAAAAAATACATCAGACCCTGTGTTATCAATACTTGATACAAGGAGAGCCGCATCGTATGCGCCAGTTGCAGTGTCAAACAGTAAAACATGACTTCCAGTTACGTATGCCGTGACATATCCGCTAAAAGTGACCCTATCTAAAAACGCAGAGCCTGACCTTATCTGAGTTGAGCCAACAGTAAAAGGCAGACCTCTGATGTAAATGGCATTTGAACTTGTCATGCCAGTAATATCTATATCGGTTAAATTACAGCCTACGGTTACTAAATTGCCCACTTTAGTATATGTCCCTGTAGCCGCTCCGACAGTTGCCACATTTCCACCTGTTGACGCATCAGCAAACACTGGAGTCCAAGTACCTTCCTCATAGTCATCCAACTTGTTAGCAGCACCTGTGCCGCCTAAGTAGACACCGCCTGACAGGTAGAGGTCTTTGAAGCGTCTTGAACTAGAACCTAAATTAAGCTCCCCATCTGAAGCTGAACCACCGTTTAAAGGTAGGTATTGATTTCCTAACTCAAATCCTGCGTGACCTGAAGCAGAACTACCAACAGTTAGGTTATCCGATGAACTAACACCAATAGACCCTACAGTTGAGCCGTCTTTTTGGAAACTTAAAATACCGCCATCAGATGTAAGTCTGCCAAACTGAGCCGCAGTACTGCCGTCTGCTACTAGCAACAATCTGTCTAAATCATTTCGCCATTTAAACCCTGTTGTATTTGAAGCTGTACTAGTAGTACCCACCAATAGGTTGCCTGATGAGTCTATGCGCATGCGTTCTGCGTTGTTAGCATACAGCGTTAAATTATTACCAGCACTACCTATCCCCTGTAGAGAAGTAGACGTTGAGTTGTCCATAATAGAAATATAAGCAGTACCGTCAGTGCTTTCGAATCTCCCCCGGATCGTGACTGGGAAAC